CCAAGGCCGCGCAGACATTTCTGCATCAATGCCACGCTCTTTCCTGTGTCACCCTTCCGCACTTCATTAACAGTAAAGTTGTATGAGGCGCGTTCAGTTGACGGTGCAGTTGTATCAGTTGACGGAGCAGAAACAGTCTTCCTGTCGTACTGCTCAAGATTGTACCCGATAACGATATTCATTACCGCTGAAACATAATTTGACGCCGTTGCATACCCGTCCGCTTTAATGCGCTCGACATATGCCCGCGGATCAGTTACGCCCTTTAAATTCTTATAGCGTGGGTACTGAATGAATTCAAAGTATCCCTTGACACCTTCTGCCATCGAATCATAGACGCGGAAATTCTGCGTGATATTCGTTTTCTGCCCTGGTGTGTATTCCTCCCATGTGGCCATGTTCACGCTCTTGCCTGTCCATCCAGTGCCGCACGTTAAGCCGAAATAATTGTGGTACTGATAAGCCAGTTTTGAGTCGCCCCATCCGCTCTCCAAAATGGCCTGCGCTATGATCGCTGAGTGGACCTTTATTCCATACTGCGGCGCGTATTTCTGCACATAATACGCGATTTGCTGAATGAATTCCTGGTGTGTCATCACAATTCCTCTTCCGTCACTTCAGGCAGACCCTTAAGAGCCAAAAGAAATGATACGACCATAGCAAGCAACGTGGAAGATCCAACCACGCGCCAATCGACCCCGCCGAATAAAGTCGTTGACCCAATTACAGCCAGTGCCGATTCTGCCCCCGTCCGAATCATTCGAATAACTGTCGCTTCAAACCATTTTTTTGTGAAAATCTTGCCCATATTCATGCTCCCTTCTCCAGATCGTTGATCCGGCTGTCTGCCATTTTCTGCTTCTCTTCAAGCACATCTGCTCTTCTTTCCAAAGCATACGTGCGCTCGATCATTTGATTGTGAACGGTCATTTTCTGCTCTAACTGTTCCAAACGATAACTGATAAGCACAATATTATCCTGATGCGCCTTCTCTGACTTTTGTGCCTGAAAATAATTGTTGACCATGCAGACCACTAAGGCCGCGAGTGCTGAGATCAATGATGCTGTTATTGTTGGGTTCAATGGCCTGCCCTCCGTTTTAACTTGCTTATAACTTGCAACTAACTTGCAACTAGATTAAATTGCCCTTTAATCGTCATACGGTAAAACACGCTCAAACATATCTATTAATCGTGATACATAGTATTTCTTATACCCATTCACATCAGGATGGCATCCGTCTGGGTGCTTATTTCCGCCGCCATTAAGGTATGCATTGTCAAGCACAGACATATAAGCATTAAGACCACCTTCTGCCCACATATCAACATAAGGTATGGAATACTTTTTGCAAATTCCGATCAGCTTCTCTCGTTCCTGTGCGAACGTATAACCTGCATTGTTTACCGTCCAAGATGTGGTTGTAATCTTGTGGACAATCACAAACACTATAGGAACACCAACCCATTTATTTATCGCTTGCCTAAATATGCTCTCCAGTGCTCCGCAAATAGTGGTATTGTCAACTTCACCAGTAAAGTCTGACTCGCTGTAATCGCCAAGTGGAACATGTAACCAGTAGTCATTAATCCCACCCTCCAAACATACAAGATCAGCATCCGATGCCATAGTCGAAATGGTTTCACATACATGATGTCCCGAAGTGCTCACAGACAATGTGCCACCAGAAACAGCTTTGTTTTCATAAGTTCCACCTGTCTGCTGTGCTATCAGATACGGATATCCTCCACCATTGCTTGCAAATCCGGAAAATCTGCTTTCGGCGATAGAGTCACCGTTATAACAGATTTTCTTTCCCTTCAAACGACTAACACTTCCGCTTGGAGTGAATGGTACTAATCTATCTGTCTTATACAGATACATCAACCCTGTTTCATCCCAGACAAGCATTGTTTTCGGAGATGTGGACAATGCCACAATGTAAGCATATCTTGTGAAGACATCTGGCAGTGTGTCACTAAAATTCTGCTTATCAACGGTATAGAGTCCAGTGGTTTTTACGCCTGCCCATGATGTAACCGCCCCGCGCCATGATCCTAATTTGAGTCTTTCGACTTCTGCCATCAATGTATCAGATGCCTTATACATTGCACCAGTGCCACCAGTTATCTGAGTGGATATGATAAGATATGTAGCACCTTCAGGAACAATTAAAACGTATGTACCCGCATCATAAGTGATACCCACCCTGTTATGTGTCCCAGTTGACGGAACACTTGCCGAATTTTGAAACTGGAAAACATCATCCGTTGTTACTTTCACGATATCTCCAGATGTAACAGAATATTTAAGGATCACATAGCCCTGTACCTGTGAGCTTAGACCATTTTTATTCAGTTTCCACCCTTCAACACGACCAACTGTAGCACTTGCATCTGAGGGAAAAGATGTAATATCAGATATCAATCCGAATAGATTGTCGCTGTTTATGCCAACATCTACAGCACAATCGTCTAGCGCACTTTTAAGCGCATCAACTTTATCCGATAACGTAGATATTCCATCATAAACGTGTGCGCTACCGAGTGTAGATACGATTAAATAAGTTGCCCCCTCTGGAACTTTTACTGCGTATGTCCCTGTTCCATAAGTATTGCCAATACGATTATGTGGCAAATAACTTGGCACAGATGCGGAATTTTGAAACTGAAACCTATCATCTGATATAACTTTAAGGTAGCTTCCAGATGTGACAGCATACTTAAGAATCGTATAACCTGATGCTTGGCTCGATAAGCCATCGTTATTAGCGTTAAGTCTCCACCCCTCGACTCTTCCCTGTGCTGTTTTCTCTGTATCTGAGAACAAAAAATAGCCTTTATTTAATTCATTAGTTTCATCTTTTAGCTGAGTAATGTCCGTGGTGTTAGTCGCAACCCTCGCCTGCGCGTCTGCGTCACGAAGGATCAGGTTGTTATCTCCAATTTTTAATGTGTTTGTAGTTATATCAGCCATATGGATCACCTCCTGTTATTACACTAGCTTCCATCCATATACACCCGGTTCCCAAACGTTGTTATCCGCAGTGCTTATCCAGTGCTCCCCGTTGTGTGACACCTTGTCTCCTCTCTGATAGGCATCCTGTGCGCCAGTAGGCTGAACCCATTCGGGAAACTCGTCAAGCGATACGACCGTCCACAGCGCAGGAGTAATGTCGGGTGTCCAATCTGCCTGAGATGTGTGCGATTGTACGCATCTATACAATGTGGAGTTGTAGCGGATGCGCTCGTCAACCGCATATGCTGTGCCTGTTTTCCATGCGGGGTACAGTTCGATTGCTTCAAGTGCATCCTCGTCCGACAGGGAAATGGATGCCTTGACTATCATCTGACGAAGTTTTAATGCGTGTTCTCTTGTCATTCCTCTACCCCCATGATAATGCAGAGTGCTTCGCTGTAATCAACTTCAGGGTCAGGGTCAGGTGGGTCTATTGTATATTCTTCCCACGTTAAGTCTATGCGAAGCCGCCAGTCTGTTGTCTCTGTTCTTGGCGGTTTAATTTTGATTGCGGCTAAAATGTTATTGTACTCCGCTTCCGTTATCTGCTCGCCCATGTTGCCTTTTCCGCATCCAATCACATAGCCGTCAATGACGTATTTAAAGAACCTCATATTCCACCTCTATCAAATCAAATGTATCGCCAACCTCTATAATGCCATCGTAATTAGAAGCGATATTTGCCGTGGAATACGAACCAGACCGATATCTGACAGCACTTTGTAATATAAAATTTATGGCAGATATATTAAACCTTATAAACGCAAAGGCTTGATTGTTTGGATAATCTGCTATGGATTTATTTTTTAAAGTTGCGGCAAAAACGCAATTTGTTTTTGTGTCTGCATCTGGAAAAAGCAAGTTAAAAGAGTCTAACATATTTGTTTTACTCGATGCGGCTGTAAATTCAACCCATTCTATGCCACCCCCACTAATATTCCCGATCTCGCTAACAAACTCTGTCGGAAACTCCATGCTTGCGGACTTGCCTGTCTTTGCACGGATAGCGTTCGCAACGGCGGTTAGGGATGAATCTTGTATTGTCTTAGTTGCCATCAGTAACTCACCCCTTCCGCTTCATCTAGTGCATCAAGCACATCCTGCACTATGTCAGCCTGATCCTGTGCTGTCCAGTAATCCGTACCTTTCACAGGCGTGTATCCTGCCGCACCAGTTGCACCTGTCTCTCCAGTGTCACCTTTATCTCCTTTATCGCCCTTATCGCCTTTTGCACCGGGCGCACCATCCTGACCATTAGTGCCGGGATCACCCTTGTCACCCTTTTCGCCTTGAAGGCCTTGGATGCCCTGTTCGCCTGGATCACCCTTTTCACCCTTAGCACCGGGTGAGCCAGTGTCTCCCTTCTCGCCCTTCTCGCCGGGATCGCCTTTTGGCCCTTGCGCTCCAGCATCTCCTTTATCGCCCTTGTCACCTTTAACGATTTGGATTCCATGCGTGCCTGCGCCGTAAATCTGAACAACTCCGCCACCCATATCAGCAACGGACATCGAGAAGGTATCACCCTCTATCCGCTGTGCGGTTGCTTCTGCGTCTTCTGCGCTCTGTTGCGCGGATTCTGCACTTTCCGCGGCCTGCCGTGCATATTCCTGATTGTCACCTATCTGCTCCATCATCCTGTCATACCAGGATTCATACGGATCAGGAATAACAGTATCCCCTGTGAGGGACTTCAGCACACTGGTTTTATATATGACCGTTTTGGCTAATGCCCCGTCAACGGTCCACCTGATCTCAGCTTTGCCGAATCCCTCATAGGCCGTGTCGATCTCATCAACGGGCCAAATAAGCCGATTGTCTTCCTGCGTGGTCTGGCAGATATACGGCGCTTCATCATTTGTCCGCTGATGGACTAAAACAGCTTCACCTTCTCCAAAGTTTTCAACCAACCAATTCAGGTCAAACCACACTTGCCGCGCATCGTGTTCGCCCTGTCTCCCTATCTGGAGGAGCGCGCCGCTGTCTGTTTCTACAGTTGCTATTATCATTTCGTCCCTCCTTATGTAAGACTCAGTTCGACTACGCCAGAACCTTTGTCAGTTGCGGTAAGTGTCTGTTTTACTGCGTCAATCGCAGTCTTCACAAACGCGGTAGTGGCGATCTGTGTGGTACTCGTTCCTGCTGATGCTGTCGGTGCTTTTGGTGTGCCAGTGAATGTCGGAGATGCTATCGGCGCTTTATTCGCTATCGCATCCTGCACAAACTTTGTGTTTGCTATCTGCTGATTACTAGTTCCCGCCGCCGCATTCGGCGCTGTCGGCGTTCCTGTGAACGTGGGTGACGCAATCGGAGCTTTTGCGTTCAGCGCAGTATTGATAACTTTATTCTGTACGGGGTTTTCAGATAATGAATCCAGGTCATCGTCAACTTCAAACACATCGTCTTCCGTTAAGACGCGTTTTGATTCGCCCGCTCCGAAACTAATATTCAGGCTCTTGCCGTCATCTGTAGCAGGATCGCCAGACAAGATGGCCGCCAGTTCCGCGGCCTGCATTTTAGTGGGATCATAATCCGCATAAGCCCCGCTTCTAATCTGTATTACTGCCATTTGCATCCTCCATTAATTTCTCAAGTCTGGAAATGCGTTCTTCCAATTCATCTATCTTTTTCTGTTGCTTTTTGATCTTGTTCAGCATTAGCGCAAACAGGGAATTATAATTGAGCGATAAATACACACCGTCATCAGATACAATTCCGCTGTCCTCAATTCCAAGATCATTTATTGCCTTTTGCACTTCCTGCGCAGAAAATCCAACGTATTCGCTAGAATCTTCTCCATTTTTCCAGTTATACTGAATCGGCTCTATTGTATCCAGAATTGCGTCATAACGCGCATCCCATGGGTGTATGTCTTTAAGACGTTCATCTGATGTTTGCTGTACGGTGCCGCACGTAAGTGTGAACGGGGCCATGTATACGCTTCCGTGTATTCCAACACTATCTATTATGGTTATATGCGATTTATAAACTTGCTCGGCAACCGTTCCCGTGCTAGGTGTACTTTCATACGGGCAAATGAGCATACCGTTTAGATGGTGGAATATTGAAAACTTATATTCATCAACATATTTGGCATACATGCTATCCCAATAGCGAATCGGATAGATTCTCAGCGCCGTGTCATATGTTGAGTAATTAAGGACTAAACTTCCTCCGCTTATCGTTGCACTGTATGTATTTGCGCTGTCGGTTGAAACAAAAACTCCAGTTGATAAATTCCACTCACTTTGCGAGTTTGTGCTACGGATAATACCTGTCTTTATCCAGTCAGCATAAATGCCAATTGCAGACAGCACATTCACAACGGCATGGCCTTGTGAATCAATTCCTGCCCTCCAGGTTGCGCCACCATCAACAGACACAGCGAATCCATTTTCAGTCATCTTCCAGACCGTATCGCTTGAGGCAAGCGTTTGCTTATTATGCAGATAGTACGTGATTGCTCCAGTGGATTGGTCTGTTTCTTTCGTCTCAAACATTCCAAAGGAATTGGCCATAAGTGTATTAAGCCGCACCATCTCAAGCCCGACAGAATCTATAGCACCGTCCACTCTCGATAAAGCATCTGAGGCGTCCTCACTTGCCGCTTGTGCCTCTGTGTTAGCCTGGTTTGCTAATGCCGCGGCCTCTCTTGCCTCTTGCACCGCGTCAATCGCTATTTGCGACGCGCTTCTGAACGCCGCGCTATTCCGCGCAGGATTTTCTGCTGTACACTTAAAGACCGTCACTCCCTTAAGCGTTATATCTATATGCGTTAATACTGATCCATACGCCCTTGCTCTGCTATCCTCAAAGGTGACGCGTTGGAACAAATCAGCAAACGGAAACGAGCTATAATCCACCTCAAACGGTCTGAACGTGAATCCGCTAACCGCGGCCCCTATCATATCAATTACGTCCTGCGGTCCCGTTGTGTAAGGCGATATATCTACAGTAAGAAGATACCCAGATCCATATTGATATTTTCCGTCTGAGCTTTTGACGCCTCCTATCGTTATATTCAATATCGGGAAGGTTGGATGGCCTAGCGGATCGTTAAGATTAATGACATCCGCACTGTCACTAAATGACTCTGTGATAATGCCTCCGCTTGTCCATGGTTCAAATGTGCCGCCGCTCAGTTCATCTCCGCTTGAATAGGGTGTATCATCATCAAAATACCCGCCCCAGTACATCACTTGCGATTCCTGCGTATTGACAGGCACTACATACATTTGATTGTCAAAAGGCGATATGTAAGCGTTTGCTCCGAAAAGTAGCGCCACATTCCCCATTAATTGACGATACGTTATGTTCTCTGGGAGTGATTGAATCATTACATTGCAATCGCCCCAGTCTGACGGTGCGGCAGGAAATCCCTGGTATGAATACTGAGGATTGAAGTTAATTCCGCAGTAATAACAACATTCGCTAAAGGCTGTTGTTGCCTTCATCGGAAACAAAGCCCTGAGATTATACGACACAGGATTATCTGCAAGAAGAACCTGGTCATATCCGACAAGCGTTATAACTTCTCCCTGTATTGTCGGGTCAACCAGTATGTATGTCCCCAGGTCGAAATCAAATTGAGTATTTCCGTACTCATACACACCCTTGACAACCGCGGATGCATTAAAAAAATTCACTTCCTCAAGGGAGTTTTTCCTGAACAGATTCAGCGTCAACTGTGCGCAGTACACACTTCCAAGCGGAAACGCATCAGAACTATTTATTCTTTCTATATGGCCGCCGCCCGCAATCAGATCATCCTCAGTCAGTGTAATATCAACCGTGTTATTTCCGTACAATGTGATCTCAACAGTATACGTAATATCATTGTGATCCCGTAGGGCTTGCATCATTTCATTGCTGATAGTCAGCATAATTTGTCCCTCCCTACGAAACTGCAACTAATTTTGGAGACGGTTTCTTCCCCGACCTTAAGTGTCTGCACATCCAGTGAACCTTCACCAACGTAAAAGTCCCCTGTGCGCCATTGCCCATAGTACGGAGAAAAATAATGAAGCGAAAAATAAGGGCTTGACGGTTTCTGTACAATCTTCTTTAAAAGCGCGGAAGTCTGCGCAATCGTCAGATTATCATATTCCACGTCATATGCTTCCACGGTGAAGAGCGGAGAAATTGCCGCTCTTCCCGACATTGTTCTTCCACTGTCTTCCGAAGATGTGGTTTGAAAATTAAATTTAAACGTGGTGGGCTGAACGGCGTTCCATCCGTTTATAGAAATTCGATTCTGGCTCATTGCTTACCTCACGCCAACTCAAAAGGATTCATCCCTGTCATCTGCTGTCTTAGCCTGGCTTCCGCGATTGTTTCATCAAACAGCACCCTCCTGTTCAGCATTGCAGTAAATTGATATTTTTTACTGCCGCCCGTTTCTTCTTTTACGATCCTGCGGATCAGACTTTCAGGCGCCTCAATATTATTCCCGCGTCTCTGATCGCCAAGGACTGCCGCAAACGGGGCATTAGGTGGTATGACGGCTCCGCTTGCCAGGTATGGTATCTGTGGTGCTCTGAGAGTCGGAAGATTGAACCCGAACGAGTTACCTCCAATCACGGGAACCCAGTCAGGCACTTTAATATCAATTTTGTTCAAAGCATTAATACAGGCATTTAATCCTTGTGTTATTCCCGATACCATGCCGTTGATAAATCCGATGATTCCATTGATGGGCGTCTTTATGCCGTTCTTAATCCCGTTAAACGCATTAACAATGGCATTTTTAATGTTACTGCCTACAGTTGATGCAACAGAAAAAATCCTGTCTAGCGCTCCAGATATTACGCCTGTGATACCATTCCAGATGTTAGACGCCAAAGTCTTGATCGTGTTCCATCCTTTATCAAAGACATTCTTAACTCCTGTCATGAAGTTGGAAACGTTGGTTTTTATTGTGTTCCATGTTCTGGACAGGTACGAAGATATGGCACCCCAAATTTGCTGAGCTTTTGCTTTAACTGTGTCCCAGTTTCTCCACAACAGGACTCCCGCCGTAATTACAGCGCCGATAACCAGTATCCACGGATTAAAGCTAGCAGTTAGTAGTCCTATGACGCCTTTTAATCCACCAAGGACGCTAATCACGTTGCTTATGGTACTTATAAAGGTGACTATCTTTTCCGCGAATGTGACGATCTTCCAAGCCGCGAAAAATGACGCGATCGCTATTGCTATTGTTTCAATCGTCTTTGGGTGTTCCTTACACCAGTCAGCGAATTTACCAAGCGCAGTATTCAGCGAATCCCAAAACTTCAAGAACGTATCACCAACAAATTGTGCAATAGGTAAAAGAATGTTATCCCAGAACCACTGCCACAACGGTTGAAGTGCTATTAAGACGTTGTTAAAAATCCTTATGATGTTAGCCAATGTTGTGAAGAAACGTGGCAGAGCTTCATTAACTACCCACTGTCCAAGCGGGATAAGGATATTCTGAAGTATCCACCCAAACGCGCTTTTAAGTGTATTCAGCAGACCATCAAACGCCGTTTTAAGCGGCTCCGCGGCTTTTTTAATGTGGTCGATAACTTCCTGCATCTTCTTATCGACTTTATCCAATGCCGTTTCGCCTTGTGAAAGATTGCCGAAATCTACAGCAGAGGACGCGGCCGCCGCGGGTGTGGTTCCTTTTTTCGCACTGGAGGGAGTAGAACTTGCCGCTGATGCCGTGTTGCTCTGATACTGATGGATCTTGTCCAGTCCGCTTGTATACTTCTGATTCTCTTTGTTGGCCTTTTTCGTGGCCTTTGCGGTTTTATCTGTAGCATCCGCGTAATTGTTCGCCGCTTCGGTCGCATCGGTTAAATCATCTGCCGCCATTGCCGCGCCTGTACCCGCTGAAGTTGACGTATCTGTCTTTTTCCCTGTCAGCAGATTTGTAAACGCCTTAAACGCGGAGGCCATCTTTGCCAATCCTGCGATGATCTTATTGATTACCTGAAGAACAGGTGTCAGCACGTTGATTAATCCCGCGCCTAAATCCGCTTTTAAGGACTGGAGTTGAAGTGAAAGAATCCTGGTCTGATTGGCCCAGGAATTTGATGTTCTGGCGAAATCCCCTTGCGCGTCAGATGTGACAGACAGCAAATAATTGTATCTCAACAGGGCCTTTTCCTGCTGATTCATGTTCTTGTATGCCGTTGTCATTCCCTGAGACAGTCTAAACTGCTCCAGGTTTGCTTCCGACAGATTAATGCCCAACTGCTGAAGTGGCATTGTGATTCCTGCGATGCCAGAACGGATTTTGTTAAAGGCTGTATCCGTGTCCAGGTTATAGAATGACGCCATATCGCCCGCCAATTCTGCAACCTTCTTCGACATGTCGGTTAATTCCTGTCCGCCTACGCCCATGGACTTGAACATGGCGCCGATCGTTGAGGAATACTGTTTTGCGGCCAATTCGCTAAGGCCAAACTTTTCAGCCGCTTCCTTTGCCCAACTGTTTACGTCTTCGGACATATTGCCGAAGGTAACATCCACAACGTTCTGGACTTCTTCAAGGTCTGATCCAAGCGCGATGCATTCACGCGAAAAGTTTACGATCTGTTTGACAGCAAAAACGGACATAAACACCGCGCCAAGTTTTTTGGCCGTTGCCATTAGTCCGTTAAGTTTTGCCTCTATATGTTTTGTGCCGTCATCAATACCCTTAGTATTCACCCTGGTATCAATGATAATAGAACCATCTGCCGCCATTATATCAACTCCTCAAGCGCTTTCCGCTCTGCTTCGCGTATGGCTTCTTCCTCTGCCGTCAATCGCTTCTTAATCGCACATATGCCGCGGTTTTCGCGTTCGAAATCCTTCTCCCACTTCTCAAGTTTCTGACCGTGTGCGTGTTTGTATCGAATGTTTACAACCTGTGAAAAAAGGCCGTCCCCGATCTCCATGTAGTAGCCTAAAAACGTCCACCAATGAAGATAAGGAACCGCCCTCACTTCGCACCCCGCAACTTTGTTTACTGCGGGTATCAATATATCTGCGTCCTGCTCCCAGTCCATCAACTGAGGCTTTTTTCTGCCGTCATCCTTCTGCCCGTAGTCGATAAACTCTACGGCCTTTTCTACAGCCTCCTGCACGTATTCGGTCGGTATTTGTTCCAGGTCAGGATAAAAGATTCTGAGCATTACAAAACTCTTTGCTTCTTCATCCAATTCGGGATCATTACACGCATCGAGTATTGTCAATATGTCCCTGAAATCAGTCCGAATACGATAATCCGTGCCGCCTATATTGAGTGATTCAGGCAAGCGCCATTTCATTTGTTATAGTTCTCCAGGTATTTATTCGCCTGCGCATCCATTCTCTGGATACGCTTCTTTGTTTCCTTCTCTATTACAGCGCCTATCCCCTCAAGGACGTTTTCAGCATAAACATTACCGTTTGCCATGGGGGACAGCGCACCGCAGATAGAAAAGAATGTTTGTGAAGTATCCGCACCAGTAAGTTCATTCATCATTTCAACGATCTTGTCCTGTGCCTCCATGAATTTCTCAGGAGTGAACACTTCGTCTTTCACTTCGTCCGCGTACCTTCTCAACTGCTCCACCACATCGTTATATCTTTTGACGATATTTGCATCAGACGGGTTGAAAGTGAATGTTCCCAGAACAACATCATCCTGATTGACGATCTCATACGTTTTAGTGCCGTCATTTATTTTGATTCTCTCTGCCAATGCGCTACCCTCCTGTGGTTAGGTTGTCGCCGTGAAGGACGGAACCTTTGCCGCGCTGATCGTTGCCGTTCCTGCCTTGCGGTTGCCTGCGGGAAGAATGTTAAACGGGATCTGGAATCCAGATGTGTCACCACCTACAGACTGCGGTACCAACATGCAGTCTTCCTGCCATGCGGAATGTGAAGTGTCGGAAGTATCATCAATAATGACCTCCAGGTACTTCGTCATACAATCGCCGCCCTTTTTCCTGTTCATTGCAATATCCTTGAGAACAGGATAAAGCGCATCATCGGGATCAGCATAAAACGGATCAGCAGAAATGCTCGGCTCATATCCGTTGTGACTGACAGAAGTCTCATCCAAGATGTTCTTCTTGACTTCCGTGTCGGCGCCAAGGTCTACAGACAGTTCCTCAATGTCTTTACCGACCAGGTACCATGCCGCAGTACCTACTCCCATGGAAGTATCAACATAAAGCAAGTGCCTGCCTCTAGTAAGTTTCATGAATTACTCCTTTCTATCGAATTCATTTGTGTATTCGACTGTAACGGGAAGTAGCCAGTCCTGAACACCTTTTGCGTCTGGTTCCACCCCGTACGAATTGTTACGTGTTACTCTTTTGATTTTCCTGCCCTGTGCAAGTGGCGGGTATTCGTCTAGTGTGATTAGCTCACCGTTTACCTCCGCGGGTTCTTTGCATATCCACTTGCCTATTGAGTCCAGGAAAGTCTGTATTTTGATTTTCTGTGCCGCCCGCGCAGATGCGGACCGATACACTATAAAAAACGGAAATTGACAGGTCTGCGTAACATGGTCGAGAATATCCCGCTTCTCAGACATCACTAAACCGCCGTTGTCTGCGGCAAATGCGATCCCTGAAGTAGCCTCTAAGTCTTCGAATGTTACGATCCTGTCATTTAATCCTGGGTATTGATTGAGTAGCTCAGAGACGGCCTTTGTCAGGACTTCATATCCCGTAGCGTCTACACCAATCGGGTTAGCCATTTGTGCCACCTCCTGCCCATTCCTTAGTCAGACGCACCCATTTGGCTTTATTCTGGCGTTTTGCCGCTTCAAACCATTCTTTCTTGACTTTCGGATGGAATGTCTTCGTGAATTCTATATCCTCTTTGGCGTTCGTCTTGCCCTGGTATTGACTCACAAGCACCTTTTTCTCTCCGTACTCTGCAAACGGACTTCCTGTTGTCGGGGATACCATCACTTTGCCCTTATACAGGAAGCGGCCATAAGGTGGAGCCGCGGCATAAACAAGGCCCGATCCTGCTATTGCGGCAGAGCGGGCCTTTGTCATGTTTATAAACGTACTTGTAATCATCGGCATATACGGCACCATGTCCGTCATGACCATTGAATCGAGCTTAAACTGGGCGCGAGTAAACTGTTCTTCGAATCTGTCCATGATGATTGTGACTTCAACCGTGGTATCGCCATTCCGTTTCTTCGTGTGAATATCGGAAAATGAAAAAATCCTTTTCACTTGCCTACCACCTCCACATGTGGAATGACGCTGAACCATCCTACGGACGTTACCATGAACACATCGTCATAATTGGCTAGCATATAGTCATAAAATGTCTGATCTCCATATGTGCCGTCATACAGCACGTTGCCGCCATCCCATGCACCATTCCAGAAGAAATCACCCGCCGCAAAAGTAAGATAATTCGCAGGCGTTTCGGACTTCTGCCACTGTTTCGGCTGAATCCACTGTTTGCCGCCGATAATAATGTCCTCACCGTCATTTTCATATCTGACGTTCAGGATTGCATTATCGGAAGAATTAGGGCCGTATCTGGCGATTACCTCCCCTTTATCTTTATTCAGGTTTACGTCCGTCAACACCGTAGGGTACCAGGTGTCACCTTCGCGGCCCTTCTTCCGATTAAATATTGTTATCGTGTCATGATACATGCGGATAAGCCCCCATATACAGCAAATTCACGCCGTTTGCATCTTCCAAACCTGAAAGATTTTCCTTTGCGGCGCTGAGCAGTAATTTACCCTTCTTTTCAGCATTGAACGCGGCCTCCGTAATTGCGGCACTGCCAGATGAAAACGAAATCGATTCATTTCCTGCTGACATGGACGCCACTGCTTTACCCTGTAGGCCGTTTTTGCCTGCTACAAATCCGCTAGCCGCTTCCGCGTCTGAAATCTGCTTAGCAAGATTGACCATCTGACATGCGCAAAACGTGATTGCTTCCCTGTTTTCTTCAGGGAATGCAACTTTCAGCTTTTTTACGTTGTCTATGCCCGTTGTGGCAATGTCCATGGAGCGTTCAACTTGCATTCCAAGCCTGACAAATTCCTGCTCTGTGATCCCGTCACCGTATAACTGGATATAGTCTTCATATGTTGCATACATCTATTTATTCTCCTGTAGGAAGTGACGCAACCGCCCATTCTCCATCTACAACCATCAAAACTTTTCCGTTATCTTCCGCATCGACTTCAGGCAATTCTGTGGGAAGCGCGCCTTTACACCACTTCCCAGAGACTACCTTTAAAAATTTGCCGTTATCCGAATTGGTTGTAGTTGGTAATGTCTGCGCTTCTAAAATAGCATCAATCTTCTCACGTTCCACGCTGTCAAGACGCGCAATTTCAGTATTCGCGGCCATTATTACCTCCTTAACCTTCGGAAATGATACGTGCAAACGGATAAGCCTGTGACGGATAATATCCTGTTCCTGCGGTATCCTTTACAGGTGTCCACCTTGCCGCCGTTGCCAGGTGTGTATCGGTCGGGGAAACGATCGGAGTTGACGGCTGTACGAAACTGAATCCACGCGGAGCGAAGATTTTCCTCTGGCGGGTAATCAGCATATCCTGGCCGCCATTCGTGGTCGGGTCACGGTGTACTTCACGCGGCACCTTTGCGCCCACGTCACAGTAATCAAATGCTCCCTGGCCCAGAATGTAGGTTGTGTACTTCGGGTTGGTTCCTGTGGTGTCAACGGGTACTTCATCATCGATCAGGACGGTACGGCCATTCCAGGTTGCGAGTCCGAGATCACGCTGAACGCCGTTTGCATCGGTTCCCTTCACATAGTTGAGAAGAGAAAGGTTTTCCAGGTTGGTTGCCACTACAGAATGCATGATAACCATCGTAAAGAGCGCTTTGTTTGCTCCTGCCGCTTTCTGGATCGCGGTATTCAGGCTTTCCGCGCCTACAGTCTTTGTGGATGCACTGGTAATGTCCAGAGTGTGATTAGCGGCAAAACTGTTCGTGGTAACGCCGAAAATACCTTCCAGGGTCTTCAGGATCGTTGCCTGGTCAATGTCATCCCAGTATTCCACTACCTGTGCGGCGATGTTCTCCATGAAGTCGTGTCCTGTAATGTCCGCGTTGAAGTCCTTCTCAAGCCATCCTTTGGCTCTGCCGACTACGATCATGGACTGAAGGAAAGTCTCCAGGCCTGTTGCTGTAATGTTGGTGCTACCGTCATAGTTGAGCGCGGTGCCGCCGATCCTGCCCACCATCGGAAGTGAAATGAAGTTGCCGCCAGTCTGCTCGGTGAGCAGTGTGCGAAGATCATTCCTTACATTCAAAACGCCTGCTGAAAGAAAAGCGTTCTGTTTTACTCTCGGGACCGTTTCAAGGTATCTTCCGAATACCTCGTCATTGAAATACTTAGAATCAAAAATTCCTGCCATTGTTATCTCCTTTACTTCTTAAGCCATTCGATTACGTCCGCACTGGTCGGATGCTCATTTGCATACTTCATCTTTTCCGCAAGACTCAGTTTGTTAAAGCCCGTCTGGTTTCCCTGGGATTCCTTCGGGACTTCTGTAAACTTCGCGGGGTCTTTGTCAGGTGCGAATGCTGATGCATCCTTCTCTTTGATCTGACCAATCAGTTCTGACAGGCCCAAAATCTTGCCATCCTTCAGCTTGAGGCCTGCTTCTTTCACTTCGGCCATGATTGCCTTTTTCGCCGCTTCAGAAGTAAACTTGAACGCCTCCATTTCTTCCTTGAGTGCGTCATTGAAGTCGCGTTCTTCGATCTGTTTCTGGAAATCCTTTTCGGCTTCTGCCGCCTTGTTCTTCCAGTCTTCGATCTGTTTGTTGAGGCCGTCTACATCCACCCCGTCAAATCCTTTCAGGGTGTCTTCTGCTGTCTCTGCCCGCGTCTTCCACTGATCGCGGTCTGCCTCTGCCGCCTGCGTCTTCTTCTTTTCTGCGTTTACATCTTTGCCGCTCAGTTCAAAAACCTT